GGTGAAGCAAACATAAACCACCGCTTGCTAGCATAGTCATAAATGCGTTGAGCAAAAGCATAGTCTCCCTCACAGTAAGCTAGTGCCGCACGGGCAAACGCCTCCTGCGGGCTGGTCTCTTCCGGAAGCATGTAGTAGTCCGTGAGAAGTTTTAGGGCTTGGCCTGAAAATTGCTCATCTCTATCATAGTCGATAGCGATTTTATTACAGTACATTGCTTCCATCTTATTGCAGTTCCTTTATTAAGCGTTCGACATACCACTTGCACTTACTTGCGTTAATTTCAGGGCTGTCTTTTTTGTGCAACCGCAATAAATATTTTATTGCAGTGCAACGTAAATGTCCAGTAAATTCTTCATCAGAACAAAAAGCTCTCATAACTTCAATAGCCTCAAGCGTTTCTGTCTTGTAGTGGTCGGGGTTTATGGGGTCACTCATTGCACAGATCCAAAGTCAGCAGTGATAACATTCCCTTCCATGTTTTTGATGCGCTCTCTGTGGTCTGGTTTTAACTCTTCTTCTGGGACGATTTGACCCAGTGCCTCCAACGTAACCCGTTCCAGTCCCATGTCGTAGAGGTCTTCGAAGTTTTCGTGGACAGCCCCAAGCAATCCTTGAAGGATGACATACGTCGGGTCAACCATAGTCTGACCTTCAACCTCATTGTGAGTAGGGCGAGTTGCGTATGCGCGGATAGTAAAACCATCCGAGTCTTCATCTTCATCGTCATTTGGCTCCAAGACAATATAGTACCTTCCTTTGAGCAAACCTGCCTGCTCGAGGGCCATAATTTTTTCAGGATCTAGGGTTAAGTCTGTCATATTTTTTTCTCCAACCACTCTAGTGGAATCATACTGTCTGCCCAGAGAATACCGTGACGCTCACACCATTTGCCGTAGGTAGTCTTACTAGACCTATTTAATTTGTTTGATGCTCTCAAGAAAAGCATACGAATGTCAAGGCAGGGATTATCTCGTATTACGAGCAACATCTTCTGTCTGTCAGCAGGACTAAAGAATCCTTTAGCCTCTACGTAAATATCCGACTCCGGTAAGTAGAAGTCTGGTATATAGTTCTTCGGCTTGGGGTAGTAGACCAGCTTATGTGCTTCGTATTCATATTTGACCCCACGTTCCGCAAGATACTTAGCAACCTGTAGCTCGTAGTCTGATCGGAACTTATGTCGTTGTGGTTTACTCATAGCTCACCATATGTCGTTGTGGTTTACTCATAACCCAACCAGTGCTTGTATCGAATTACTTAACCTTGTGTAAAGCTTGGGCGAAGTTGCCTCAAGTTTTTCCAAGGCAACCGTGTATTCATCCGCGGGAAACAGGATGATACGTCCTGCGTTTACTGTGTTAGCAATCGCGACAGTCTCGTTGGTGTTGACCTTACCGTCCCGTTCCCACGTTTCGTGAGATAGAGGCTGTCCGAAGTGTTGCCACATTGTCAACGGTAAACAACGTTGAAAGTTACGTGCCCAACGAGTCCACGGGTCTCCGCCTGCCTTGTCATGCGCTTCGATGTATACCGCGTACGCATTCTCATTCAGGTACAGAGCCTGACGATCCACTTTCTTCGTCATCAATATTGGCATCACTATTTCCTACTACAATACGACGGAGAGTTGCCAATCCATCAACTTTAACACCCAAACCATAATCTTCAATATTTAACTGACACAGCACCTTTCCGCGTTTGTAAGTCATATCCCCAATCTGGTAAATCGTGTTGTGGATAAGACCTTCGGTAAGTGGGCGTAGATCTTGCATTAAGATTTCGTTATGCTTTTCAACATCTTGAAAAATCCTATGACGAAGTTTAGCTAACTTCCCTTGTAGCTCGATTACTTTCCTTACATCCTTCTCGTTCATAATTCCTTAACCTTCAATGTGTGGTACCACGCTAGGGGTTTTGTACGCGCACGGGAAGTAACTTTCTCATGCTGTATAGCTTTAGGCCAACAGTGCTTTCGATACCCACAGAACGTACAGCTTTTATTAAGCAACTTATTTCCTGTGTATATCTTCGTGCCTTGCAACGTGTAGTGCTCATCTTCGGGCTCCATCGGCGGCTTCTTAAACTTGAAGTTTGACATGAGAGCTTCGACAGTGTTGTGAGCCTCAGTCAAATATAACGCACGATCTTCTGCTTGGTCCTGCGGTGCTTGCACAAACTCAATCTCTCCGGAAGATTTGTCAACGACAATCCATCCACCGAAATCCAGTCCTTTTGCTTGAGCATACAGGTGTCCTTGCATGACATACCCGAACGGGTCATCTTCCTTAATACCCGCGTAACCCTTACCGAACTTTTGCTTGAAAGAATAGGGGCTTGCAGACTTAACGTCCCAAACCTTTTCTCCATCAACTTCATCTTCCATGACGAGGTCGAGCGTACCTTGTACATTCTCTGACGCAATCTCTAGGTTACATTTACTCTGTGCTTCGACAATCTTTACTCCGGCCCCTTTAAGTATTGCCATCACAGCACACTCAACGAGATCTCCTATTAGGAAACGTAAGATTGCGTTATAGCTCATCTCCTCTTCTTTGCCGTCTCTTCCTTGCACTTGTTGGCAAAGAGGGCGTCCGAGACCCGACATACGAATACGCCACTTCGGGTCTCGGTTAAATTGTTTCTCGAGTACCTCTCGGCAATCCCTTGCGAACTCCTCCAAGACAGAAGAGGGAAGCGTAGCTTCCCCCCTCGTTGCTTGTTGCAAGAAGTTCTTAACTCGAACTTCAGCCATCATTAGTTGAAGTCCGCCGCCAAGTCAATTTCTTGCTCACTGGCCTTGCCTTTGAGTGCTTCCTTGTGCTGTTCCAAGATTCGATGGTTGGACGCCGCAACAGTCTGAACGAACATTCCTGTTGTTTCAAAATCCTCCTCCTTCATCTTGAGAGTTTTACTCGGAGTAAACACTGGAGTGAAGTATGTGACGCTACCCATCTTGTGACGCTGAGTAGTCAGGTCAAAGAGTTGCTCACTCATCAGAGTGCCCTTCGGTAGACGGTCAATTGCTTCACGAGCAGGGCGGAAACCCGAACGCTTGAAATACGCAACCACAGGAAGATCTGTAATCTTCACATCCGTACCTGTCGCAGTTTTACCTTCCATAGAAATTACTGCGTAAAATACTTGGTTACACGTAGCGAGACGCGATGCCAAAGTCTTAGGGTGGTCCTCGCCCAACTCTTGCTCTTCGCTTTTGCTTAGGCGTCCGCACTTGTTACCACCTGATGTATCAGGGAACTGATGCTCAAGCTTAGGCTCTTGGGTAGAACGGCAAGAAATCTTACCTTCCTCTGCGTCGTACACAGACCACTCGTAGTAACGAGCCATCGGCCTAAACGTTACAGTATCTGCGTATACATACGCTCCATCGTGAAATACTTTCCACGCACCTTTCTTGAGAGTATTACCCTCATCATCGTCAGTATCGTAGTTGATGTTCAAACGAGTGAGGCCAGTCTTTGGCTTTTCCTCTGTTTCCCCTTGTCCGATCAAAGCCATTAAAGCTTCACGATCACCTGACTTGACAACATCCATGATGTTATCTGTGTTTTCCAAAACGCTCAGTTCGCCCATAAAGTTTGTCCTTTAGTTTGCATAAACAACTTGGGTATCCAACCAGTTGGACCCCATCTTAACCTCGACAGATATCGGCATGTCATACTCGATACCATACCTGCGTCGGCACTCTTGTGGGAGAGACATCATCGCCTCAACCACGAGATTAGTTACAGTATCCTCCTCACCGGGGAAGATGTCAAGCACAATACTATCATGTACTGTATTACAAATGACACTTTTTAATTCCTTACCTTTCATAGACTTAGAGAGATAAACTAAGGCTATTGGTAGGAGATCACCTGTCGCAAATCCTTGCACAGGGTAGTTACAGATGGCTGTGCGATTGGTTGCTGTACCCCACTCTGTCCACGTTGTTCCGGGGAATGCGTACTGTCTTCCGGAGGGTAACGTAATGAATCCTTTCTCGACAGCGTCCCGTTGCAAGTCTCCGTGCCAGTCCGTCACGCCAGCATACTTCTCTTTAAAAGTCCGGTAATATCGTTGCTGGTCGTCAGTACCTGTTGTGCCTCCGTAAAGAGGTTTAAATGTGTGCGCTTTAGCATCCTGACGGGAACACCCGATAATCTCAGCAGTAACAGTGTGTACATCTGTCTTGTTCTCCACATCGTGGTACACCTGTGGGTCGTTAGCGAGATAGCCTGCCACCCTAAACTCAAGCTGTCCGTAGTCAGCCTCTAGGATTTTTCCTCCGTTAAAACGAGAGACCATTGCGCGTCGAATGGCGAAGGTAGAGCCACGGGGCATGTTCTGGAAGTTGGGGTTACGAGAACTGAGCCGTCCGGTCGCAGTGATACATTGCATGAAATCTGGATGCACGATGTCTTGGTCGTCGCGATTGTTTTTGAGTCCCTCGACAAAGGTAGATAAGTAAGTTCGCAACGCATTGTACCTTGAGTAAGACTCGGCAAACTCTCGTGCGTCTCCAGATAATTCATCCAACCTCTCCTTGAGAGTCTCATGGTCTGTTTTAAAGCCTGCGGCCGCTGTATCCCACGCATCCCGCGGTATAATCTTGAAGCCTGCAACTTGTTTAGTCTTCGCATAGATAACTCCATCGCCTCCACACGGCTTACA